GAATAATAAGATGATAATAATATTATATAATATTATTATCATCTTATTATTCACCTTTCAATTCTCCCCCGATCATTATATCGGATTTAATGGTGTATGTTATATCGCAGTTGCGCCTTATTTATAGCGCGCTTATTATTATTATCGTCGTTATTATTCGGTGTTGTTAGTATCGTCGTATATTATGTGTTATCTTCTGGGCGCCGTGTTGTTATTAATGATCGGCGCGCTTGGTCTGTTAATATTGCGTATCTGTAGATGTGGTGTTTAACAGGGCGGCAGGGTAAGAGCTAATAGAATCTGCCTGCATACGTTGCGCGGTATTTACAGTACGTCCTGCGGCGCTAGTAAGATAACTAACTGTACGGCGCTGACGCGATATACGTGTGGCGCGTGTCGAGGAGAGGAGATGTGTGAAAAAAGTGTGTCTGCCGTTAGACGAATTACAGCATGCAACTTCCTTCGCAACTTTTGCCGTAGTCTATGAAAGCGTCAAGAGTGCTTAACTTGCTAGCGCGTCTGTAGAACTCCTGTAGTGTCAGACCTAGTTGTGCTAGGCGGAACGGTGCTGATGGTGTCTTGCTTTTTCTGTTTTCGTTTATGGCCTTGTCTATTTCCAACAGTTGTTGAAACTCTTCGGGGTAATGGCGTATCAGAAGGGCTATGTGGTGTATCGGCATGCCTGCCAGGCAGAGGCACTCGCCTGAAAAGCCGATTTTACGCCACACTGGAGATTCAGGTATGCCATACTGTCTCATCAATTTCATGACCACAGAGTCGTCCATGCGCAACAGCGGCATCCACAGCTTCACCTTCACCTTGCCGCCATAGACGTGGTCTGCGAATACTTGTTTGTACAGCTTTTCCCTGAACCTGCTTTCTTTGCCGCGTATGCCTAAGACAACGAAATCGCCCGGACGGTAGTTTTCCTGCAAATAGCGAACTGTCGGTTTTAACTTCAGATCACGCACGCACCACCTGTAGCGATACGGAAACAGTGAAGGCCACATGCCGTATCTTTCAGCGTATTCGCGGAAAGTTCGCTCTGGTTTGATGACTGCAAGCTCCACGCCAAGCCATTCAGCATAGCGGTAGACGTATTCTCTGGTTTCCTTGATGTAAATGGTAGTGTCTATATGAACTAGTCTAAACTCCCAGCCTCGAGCGTCGGCCACCTGTTTTGCTATGCGGCACGCCAACGCGCTGTCTCTCCCGCCGCTGAAGAAGCAGTGTATTTTGCGCGTCTCTACTTCTATTCCAACGGCCACAGCCCCTCTCTGAATGCGTTTCTGAACGGTGAGCGCTTTGCGACGATCACCACGTCGATGTCGTCGAACCCGTCGTTGCTCGTTACAATGACATCCTTCAGGTTTCTGCCGTAGACGATATAGTCGTCGCTTTCTGTCACCGCTATCCACATGTCGCCTATCCTATACAGCGCAGGGAAGTCGTACTCGATGATCTCCTTATGCAGACTGCCGTCGAGGTCGCGGTACGTTATAACCCCCGCCACCATGTATACGCTTCTCGCCTTTGCCGCGGGGCTTTTTGTTTCTGCACGGGTTTGGTTTTGGACACCCATGATCACCAAGAACACACAGGTTTAAAAACTTTTCGCCCACACATGCCCCGGCCTCTGCGCGCCGTAGCAACACGCAACTAAGAAAAAACACCGAGACAGCCTAAAAGAAATAAAGAAAAGAAAAAAAGAAGGCGGGGTTTAGAAAAACGGCGGGAAGACCTGTTGCGGGGCCGGCGCCTCCACCTGCAGAACGTTGCTTGGGAAAACTACTATCCTCCTGCGGCCGTCGTCAACCTCCATGATCCACGTAGCGTGTCTCAAACCCAGCTCCTCGTAGATGCCGTCCAGCTCCGCGGCCACGTACTCGTCCAAGCCCGCTTCATAGACCGCCGCTACGCCCCAGTTGCCGAGCCTTATTAAGTCGTTTTTTTGTTGGACCATGGACAACCATAACTCACGGGTTTAAAAACTTTTCCACCGCCTAGAAGCAACAGCTAGACTGCTACGGCTACGGCAATGCGCGCAACACGTCTAGACACGCGGCGCAACGCTTAAAAATGCGGACGATGGAGATACGCATCCCGCCTCGGGGCAAGCCCAGGACGGGATAGCGCCGCCGCGCGACGACCCCCGGGGGGCCGGGGACCACCGTCGCGCGGGCCCACGCGGCGCGTCTATACGCCACCCATGCGCCGGGCGCGCGTGGGGGCGGGGGCCTCTCCCGCGTGGGCGCGGCTCAGCCGCGGAGGCGTAGCCCCAGCGAAATTCCCCCCGGGCGCCGCACTGCGGCCCGCGTCGTCGGCCGGCTCTAAAGGGGGCCGGGGGCCTAGGGGGGGTGGCCCGGCGCGCAGACGCGCCCCGCCGCGGGCTCCGCCGCGGTGCCTATTTGTGTTTATGTTTAAGAAATAGAAATATGTAGCATACGGCGCGGCCCACGGCGCGGATATATATTTGACAAATGTAAGTCCAGGGCAGGGTGTACAAACATCCCCGACGAAAAACAAAAACCCCCACCCTCGTTATCCGTATTCCAGCAGAAGAACATAAAAAATGGATAACAACGCCAAGACGAAAACGCCAAAAAACAGACACCCAAAACAAAAACAGATGCAAAAAAAGAGAAGCCTATATTATCAACGGCAGTAACTCGTACCTACAGTTCTGAAATTCCATCCCAGTCTCCTAGCAAGTTCTCTTACGGTTTCTTCTAGTGTTGGGTACTCGCATAGACCTGCAATGCGGCACCACCTGTCGTTTCTTGGTATGTTGAACACGACCCGTTTGGGCGGCCACGTTTTTAATAAACATCTAGACAGCGCCTCTATGTAGCGCTTGAGCATATCAACGCTTTCCCACATGCGGAACAGCGGCAGTTCGATGATGTAGCTTTCGTATATTCTGACGTATGTACGCGTACAGTTCTCCCCTCCGGGGCCGCGGTACCACGGCGTTGCGTGCGGCACCTTCCACTCGGAGCCAACACAGACGTCGACAATTTCGTTTACCGAAAAATCTGTGGCCGACCAAGGCCACGGCGGCTGGTGCGGTATGTAATTTGCCATACATTCATCGACGACAGTTCCTCCGTCGCATGGAACCGCATAGTACGAACTACCGTGTTGATAGCACTGGCACCAACACATCAGCCCGGGATAGTTCGGATACATGTCAGGGTAGGCCACGTACGAACCGTAAGGACAGTTGCAAAGTTGAGACGCTACGACCAAGCCAACCACGGCCTTGTACCAACTTAAGTAGTATCTGAGATATTCCCCTGTGTTCCAGTCCCACACAGATGTCAGAAATATCGTATCGTCGTCGATAAGACAGCGGTATTCCCACCATGACCAGGGATATGTAAGGACTACCTCTGGCTGGAATAACTGTTCTAGATACTCAAGCCCCCACACGTCGTACGTAACCTTTATGACTGGCACGCCAGTTATGTTTATTCTCATTCTTTCTGTCATCGATATTCTTCTTGACAACACGGGAAGACCTATGGCAAGCAACGCCTTTCTCAGTCTGTCGATGCAAGATGCTATGTCGATTAATGCATTTGTGTGTTTGGGCATGATGACGTCGCCCGTTCGCAACTTTTCATAACCCTGCAGTTTAGTAAAACAATCTAGATAAACACCTTCAAGTTGCTCCTCGATCATAGACACGTAGTTTTTGTTGTTCCCATACTTCCTCTTGAGCGCTATTATGATCTTACCAACGTAGTTCAGTATCGACTCCGCGTAGTTGTACAAATCGTTCCAGTGCCATGCGTATGCAGGCATGCCAGTTGCTAGGCCTCCGATGTAATTGCTATATCTGTCGCGGTAGGAAGATGCGACGTTGGAACCCTCCGCAACTGTCTCTAGTTTCCTTGTAAAAGGCATGACGCGCTCCTTTGTATACCTCTCCTCAACTGAGCTTAGGAATACTGAGGGCTCCTCGACTGTTCTGCGGTAGTCTGACACATGCAGAGACATCAACGACAAGGCATCTTTTGCAGACACCTGCAACACGTCTGTGAGAACTATGAGAGCGTCTACAGTTCCTCTACCGGCATCTGGAAGATGCGGAAATATGACATGTCTAAAGTAGGAGTCCAAAATACGGTATTCGTCAAACGTCTGGGCCACTATCTTAGCCAATTCGTCCGCAGTCGTGGCTCCAAAACTGTCCATGAGAGCAAGCAAACTAGATTCACGCCCCGTGCCGCTCTCGGCCGGGTACGGCAGTACAGCCAGCCTAATCACGTGTTCGCGTATCCTGGCGAACTCTAACAGCGGTAGTAGCTCTTTCAAAAAAGAGAATTTAACAAGGTTTGCGGGAAACGTCTGTGTGAAACTCACGTTGTTACAGACGTGGCGTTGGCGTATTCGTCGAATTTGTTGTGGTTACACACGAGAACGTTGTAGATGCCCACAAGCGTCTCGTAGTCGAGAAGGTCGCCTAGTTGCTTATAACACAAATTTACGCCAGCAACGTCGTCGCATAGTATAACACAGCTCATGTCATATTATATACATCGACACCTCGAGGACCCACGTTGCGCCAGGCGCCTTAGTTCCCATGTTTGTCTGCTTTCTGTTCATATTGATATACTCATCGCCACAGCCGTTTGCCACAGTCCACTCATTCCAGTTGAAGTTCGCCTCGTCGGGTCCAAACGTAGAGCGAAAGTAGATATATGTGCCGTCGATCTGCGGATAGCCTTCATCTACCTGCTTGTAGTACTTGTTTGTGCCGGTGAGGCCGGTGTGTTCTGAGTCTTCCGGGTCGGTCCCATCTCCAACGCCTATACACGAGTTTGAAGAAAACGGAGTTACGTTTTGGCCCGTGACGAGTTTCCAAATGTGGTTGATGCCTTCGTCGAGAAAAAGATTACCGCTGATAGTCATCGTGCCGACTAGAGCGTTTTTGACCATAGAAACCACGTCTTCGACAGGCAAACCTTTCATGGCCATGTCTGCGACCTCGCCCGTCGGGTCGTTGAACTTATAGAGACGCGCCACAGAAGTCCCTTTGATTCTATCTTTCGACATGTGGGAAAAGATGCGGGAAAAATATATAGTTAACTTGTGCCTAAAACCTCAACGATGAAGACGTAACTTACAGATCTAGGCACCCCCTCCAGTTGCGTTACTGTTATCTTTGTTCGCATGTTTTTATGATACGTCTTAGTGTGTATCCTCATGACAGGCTCTGGGACAGGTCCGTAGAACCGTCTCCAGAGATATAGCTTATAGTTTGTGCTGTTCAGCGCAACGTATTCACGTATGTCCAAGACGTCGCCAGTGTCAAGCTGAGAGATGTCAATCCAACCCTCCATTATGTAGTCATCGCGTTGCCCCGGTATCTCAACCAATGTGACCTCCTGCCCAAGCGCGGGTATGGCCACCTCGCCCACGTAGTCGTACTTGTCCTCAACGAAAACAGGCATGCTAAGCCAGTTTGATGACGTAACAAATTGTGTAGGTGGCCCCCGCGTATAGGGTCTGCACTTCGGGCAGTGGTATTCTCCCCACCATTATTGTCCTGGTCGTCGCGGCGCCGTTTGCATAGCCTTTGACTGTGGTAAACAGACCGATTTCACCGAGAGGTGTGTCGGAGGTAGGCGCGATGGTGCCACAGCGCACCACCCGCACCTCCTGCGCGGCGGTGTCCACCTCCACCGTCTGAGTTTGACCTTCAAGAGAGCCGAGAGGAGCCCTAAGATTCGCGTCGCTCGGGGAAGATGGAGCGTTGTCCATGCCGATTCGCACATCGGGTGCGCCGGCAAACGTGTCGGCGCTTTGAATGACGAAGTTGCTTTCGTCTATGTCGAGAGCTGGAAGACACCTTGTGGGCCTTTTGTTTTGGCCCACGGAAGCACACATCAGCGCACGCACAAACCATTTCGTTATCGTTGCGGGGAAGGAGAGCGCGTAGCCGTCGAAGTATGTTGAGTACGCGTTGCGCGCCACTGTTGGGGAAACGACGGCGCGCGACAGCATAGTTGCCCAGTTGTCATGAGGACTTATAAACAGCTTCAACGCCACCTCCTCATATCCGCGGTCCACGTCAGGCGTCCACTTAGCCGCAACCACTAGACGTATTGTAGACGTCTCTTCTACAATGTCTATGTAGTTAGTAGGCAAAACCTCCTGCGCTACGGCCAGATTGTTGTCTGTGACCGTTGGCGGTGTCGTGCCGCCGCCAAACTGGACGAAGAGCGACGGCCCCATGTTTTCGGCAGTTGTGGATGCGCTCGACACGCCATATATCAAGCCGCCCGAGCCTGTTTGGAAGGTACGTGAAGCACCTCCTTCGTCGTATACAGACACATTTGCCCGTCTAAGCAAGCCATCTATAATATAGCCCATATTACGCGTGAACTTGTTCCTCACGGCTCTGCCATCCAGCATGAAGTAACCTTTGACATGTGCCGCGGCCCTTATCTCTTGTTTGCGGCTTCTCATGCTAGTTAATTCTATACGAGGTACTTATAGTTTCCTCGGACGTTGTGGATGCCGACGGCGCGACAATTGAAGTCATTGTGTAGGACGGCATCGCGGCGAATCTAGACGCAGTTCTAAATGTCGATTCAACCGGCTCATACGTGGTTGCATATGGAGAAGGCGTATATGGCATAGGCGACATCGGCATATCGTATGTCATGACATGGAAGCGGCTTGCTATCTTTAATGATGTGTTAAGCGCCTCATACGTGGTTGCATATGGAGAAGGCGTATATGGCATAGGCGACATCGGCACATCCGCCGCCGCCGTAGCTACCATCATGCTCATCCTGATCGTCATTTCTGCAGTATCGGTATAAGCAACCTCGACGGCCGGTACGCGCCATACCACCATGTCAATGCCAGTTCTCCGTTTTACGACGTAGCCTTTGTCGTCTATCGGAATGACGGCGGGGTATTCTGTCGTCATCACTAATTCTGGCATATCCTACCTGCTTGCTACCAGTTCCAGCTCTACGTCTATGCCAGCGGTGGGGACACGAGCGCGTATTAACCCATGTGCCACGTTTGCATAGCTGAGCATGCCCGTCGCGGGCGCGGTGTCGAATACGCGTTGGTCCAACACGCGCCAGTGTACGCCATCTGTGCTCACCTCTACATAGAGCTCGCCAGGACCGCCTAAGTTGTAATATAAAGAGACGTACGGGCGGCCGCCTTTGTCGAGTATAAGCTCGGCGCCGTCTGTGTTTTCCGTGGCGTTCAGGACGGTTTGTGCATAGACAGGCGCGAATTCAGCAAGAATAGCGCTCAACAGTGAGGACTGATCTATCGCTTGGGTTATCTGCCCAACTGCAGTATCGCCAAAGTCAGACACCGTGATAGGGTCTCCGTCTCTAAGCACGGCCCTGCCCTGGACGTACAGCGATCCCGAAAACGTGCCAGAGTGCGCGTTGATATTTCTCACATTTATGTCGTGTTCCCCGTCTGTCAAAATGCCATGTAGTTCGTCCAATGCGTCTATCACCGTGTTCCACTCCGACGAACGCAATACTTCTGTTCCTTTGTGCCTTAGACCTTTCCATGACATTTTACTTCTGTGCTGATGTCTGGATAGGCTTTGAAAGCTCCTGCGACAGTTTCTTTAGCTCTTCACTGAGTTTCTGCAACTGCTGTGTTGTTTGCTGAAGGGTTGCTATATGTTTTTCGCTCTCTTTCAGTTGCTTATTCATAGACTCCACCAGCTCTTTGACCACGTCGTCTACCGACTTGTGTTGCTGTGAATAAGTTTGAGACATATAGCCACCTATATATGGGGTTAAAAGCTTTAGCGTCCACTCATAACGGCATATCTAATTCGGCGCAACTTCGCACGGCGGCGTATAAGCGCAATTGTAACATCAGTCACGCCAAGCTGTTTTAAGTAATTCAGCTCACGTTCCAGATCAATATCTGAAAGAACACCGTAAGCATAAGCTGCCACGAGCTCTGTGACGTATGAACGTATTTCTGGATAGTTCTGGTAGTGCGTTATGTACTGCCTCCACATGGTTTTGATCGCTTCTTTTGTGTTGTTATCAACAGGAAGCAGGTCTATGATACGTTGTACGCGGCTCCACGCCATGTCCATAGCCACGTCTGAATAACGCGACATTGTTGCAAGCTGTCTTGCCGAACCCAGCAATTCCGCCCAGGCCCGCCTGGCGGCATGTGCCATAACTGTGCGCGTTATTATCGCCCTCTCCAATTCCTCATAGCCATAAGTCGAGAGAACTCTAAACACGTCTCCAAGAGCGCTCAACGGCACTATCCCGGATTCTATGAGTGCGTACATGGCAGATGCCCACCTTCTTACTTCGTCCACCACTGGACGTAAATAGATGTACTTTGCCCACATGTCTGCCCACACCCCGCGTATCTTCTTCGTTTCAAAGACATGTTTGATGTAGTTACGCACCTCGGGTATATACTCGGCCAGCGTCGCGAGCATGGTGGGCGACGGCACGTATTCGCGCGTCTCTTCCACGGCAAGCGCAAGCTCTGTGGCCATTCTGACCAGGCTGATCTCAGTCTCGGTGAAACCGTAGTTAAGCGCGTTGCGCAAAAGCATGTCGAACGTATCCTTCGTAATTGCGCCATATCTAAGAGCCCTAACTGCCTGCGAAATCACCGACTTGTAGTCGCTTTTAAGCGGGCGCATTAATATGTACCGCGCGACAAACGGCGCGTATGCGGTGTCGACTCCATACTCCTCGATGGACTTGGCCACCAGTTCGGCCGGCACGGTCATGTATTCAGCAAGTGTGGCCAACTGCCACGGCGTAGGCACGCGTAGCGATTTAGCTTCTGTATCGACAAGTAGCGACAGCAGTTCACCGCGTAGCTTGAGTAGCTGTATCTCGGGCTCGGTGAAGCCATAATTCTTGGCGCCCTCTATAATCGCGTCGAGCGTTTCTTTGCTTATCCTGCCAATGCGGTACAGCCGCATTGCATCTGTGATGACGGATCTGTAGTCGCTCTTTAGAGGTTTGACATAGATATACTTGGCTAACATGTTTCTAAATTCATCAGCGATCTTGTGCGTCTCTATCGACTTCGCTATCAGGTCAGCGGGGACATGCATATACTCCGCGAGCGTTGCCAACTGCCACGGCGTGGGCACACGCTCTTTAGCCACCACAGCGCCGAACAGCGCCCTGGCGAGTCTGTAGTATGCAACTACTTCGATGTCTGTCAGCTTCGCCACCTCTCTGATCTCGTTTACCAGTTGGACCACATCGTGCTCATCTACGTATCCCTGCGCTATCCTGTACAGCAACCAGCCGCTGACACGTTCCCACCACCTCCTCGCGCGTTTATACGCCTCGTAGTAACCAAGTTTTTCGACCGTATGGTACCAAAGGTCTATAAACTCGGTGTCGATGTTGAGCCTGACGTCGAAGCCAGTTATCTCTTTTCCGATTTTCGCGTAATGCGCGTCCAGCATCTTGGCGAACTCCAACATCATTGCCCGCGCCTCCTCTGGCCTAACTACCATCGCTCTCACCGCGCTTTGCAGGTAGCCATGCAGACGTCTGTACAGCAACACAACTCTGTCTATCAATGCGCGATATTCAAGCAACTTGCGTTCGTGCGGTAGCCAGCGCACGGGCAGGTTCACCCATCCGGTAGTCCACTGCTTCGTGTCGGGGTTCCAGAAACCTACCTTATACGCAACGGTAAACAGCCCAGCTAGTGACTGATCCATGACGTCGTGTGTTATCAAGCCATCTCTGAACAAATTGAGCCAGCCGGTCCTCAGCAACGTCATCTCGTCGGCGATGACCATGATGTTCTCAGCAACAGTTGTCACAGGGACCCAGGCTGGATGGAGGCCAGTTGACTGCAGAAGCTTTGAGAACCAGTGCAACTCGACTGTTATCTTAGAGCGTGGCTCTGGGTCCATCACTTTACCAATTACGTCGACCATAGGCGTGTACGACGTGAAGAATTGTTCGCCTATTCGTTCAGCCATCAGCTGAAATATGCCATAGCGCGACATCCAGCGCATGTCTATCTTGCCTGGGATATCCGCAGCAACATCCCACATCAACCACGAGTCGGCAACCCAGCCCCCAAGCGCTGATATGATCTGCTGACCAACGTTGATGCCGTACATAGTCGTCTTCTCTGTAAACCAGCTGAAGTTCGAATACTCTAGCCACTTCAGATACGTGTTCAGTGCAAGCTCAATAGCAGACATGCCAGCCGCGCCGCGTGATGCAAGCGCCCTTTGTATCGTAAGCGGATCGACGGGCGCGCCCGCGCCTATCTCTTGTGCCTCCTTGGCGAAGACGCTCTTTGCAACATCAGGCGCTTTGAACCAGAGCATGCCAGCGGTTGCTCTCATGTAGAACTCCCACAGTTTCTCAAATGATGGGTACTTGAACGTGAGCAGGTACATCATCGTTGTCAAGTCCTCTGGCCACCCGCGCACCCATCCAAGCGCCTTCATTACATCCACGCCCGGGAAGATGTCTCTCTGAGTCATCCTGGCCATCTCGGAATGCGTTGGCAATTCGTAAAGTGGACTAAGAGACAACCTCCTGATCATGCCGAAGCGGTCTTTGAACTCTATTGCAAACTTCTCAGGGTCCTGGGCAAGATATTCAATATACCACCGTGGCAGACCATGGTACAGCATGTACAATTTAATCGTGTCAAGGACCTGCGACATGCTGTTTACCCTCATCTCAGCGCCTAGGCCCTCAGCCTTAGTGGCAACCCCGGCCTCGGGATTGCGGCCCTTAATGACGGCAACCCACCTCCTGCCCCATTCGACCATATCGTCTACTGATGGCGGCATAATGAAGAAGTTATATATCGCGTTGTCGTAACCAAACACCTTGGCTACGTCGCCTATCAGCTTGTCCTTAACCTTTTCATAGAACTGGATTGCCCGCGGAGTATATAGGTGTTGCACGTTCTGTAGATACAGTTGCGACAGGGCGAACGAGCTACCGATGGCGAAGGCGTGAGCGAACGCAGGCAGGCCTTCGAGCAACGAGCCAAACAGCTCAGCCATGTTTATACGCCACTTCACCCCGGCAAGCTTCGACCCGGCTACCTGCGGCTCCCAGACTATCTCATAGTCGTAGAAAGTGTTCACCAATCCTTTTAGCAGATACGCAAGCAGTGTGGCGCGCCAGAACGGCACGATCAGTTGCGCCCCCGCCCACCACATCTGGTTTCCGATCCCTTCTGCCCTCATGTAACCAGTCTGAAATATGTCTTCGATTTCCTTAGACCACTTGTTCCACTCCTCCATGATAAACTCTGAGTTGCCCACCAGCCTGATGTTGAAAACACTCGCAATTATGTTCCAACCGTAGTCGGCCACTTTACTAAATGTTTTAAACACGCCAGACGCTATATCCATTACCGCGCTTGCAACCGACGCAACTGCGCTTGCTACAACACCCAGCGCAGTTTTAAACGCATTAGCCAAAAGTTCATAGACCCTGCCCAAGAACTCCCCTAATACACCGCCAACATATTTAACCGCGTTCCACATCGGCGTCACGAGCCGCTCCCATATGTACTTTCCAGGGTCTTTGAAAAATTCGGTTAATTCCTCCTTCAGCTTGTCGAACATGCCGCGTATGAGTTCGCCAAACTTCTTCAACGGTTCAGGAATGTTTTCCCAGATCCGCCTGCCCAAATCTTTCAATTTGTCGGGCAGATTCTTTATGAAGTCTATGGCAGATTCGAAGAACTGTCTGGCATTCCTGAAGAACTCCGGTATGTCCTCGGTCAAAAACTTCGGTGCTGTTTTAGTAAAGAAGTCGTAGACAGCCGTAAGGGCGTCTCTGAACCACTGAGGCAACTGGTTCCACACCCACTGGGCGAATTCCTGTAGCTTCTGCGGCAACGTCTCGGTGAAGAACCGGGGGACATCCTGCGTGAAGAATTTAACCGCCTGGCGGAAGAAGTTCGGGACGTCCTCGGTCAAAAACTTCGGCACTGTTTTAGTAAAGAAGTCGTAGATTGCGGTTAGAACGCCTCTAAGCCAGTCTGGCAGACTCTGCCACACCCACTGGGCGAATTCCTGTAGCTTCTGCGGCAACGTCTCGGTGAAGAACCGGGGGACATCCTGCGTGAAGAATTTAACCGCCTGGCGGAAGAAGTTCGGTATGTCTTCTATGAAGAATTTAGGCACAGTCTGGGTGAAGAAGTTGTAGATCGCTATAAACGCGCTACGTATCTCGTTAGGCAAAAGGTTCCAAAGCTCACGCGGCAACGACAGCACCGCGTTCATGAAACCTTGAAAAGCCGCGCCTATACCATGCAATATTTTCGTGGCCTCTTGTATCCACTTAGCTATTTCGCCAAACGCGGTCCGTACTATACCAGCTGCCGTTTCCCCCAGACCAATTATCTGACCGATTATAGATTCGACAACTTCACGCGTGTGTGCGAATGCTTCTCCAACCGCACCGCTCAGCGACGCGATAGCGTCTCTCGTGCGTGCGACAAGCTCCCCCATGGCGTTCGAGATAGAAACGGCAACCTGCCCAAACATGTCGCGGATCTTCACAAACGCGTCGGACAGCGCGCCAAGTATCGCAGACATGCCCTCTCTTATACGGGACGTCAGCTCGTTTATCACGTTTGAAATAGAAGACGCAACCCTGGCAAGAGAGTCTGCAAGCGTTGAGCCGAACTTTGCGACGTTGTCAGCCAACGTCCTCAGGTAGCCGCCGATCGTATTCACGGCATTGGTGGCCACGGTGTTGAGCGCATTTAGAAGCGCACTTCCAAAATTCGATACGGCAGATTGTATGCGCCCAAGCGCGTCTGAAACAGCCGAAGCTATGGCAGAAGCCGCATCTCTCACCCGGTTACCCAACTCGCCCAACATAGACGCAATCCTGTTCACAGCCTCAGCCAACGCAGAGGGTATCTGCGCAATTCTGTTTGCTAGCTCAGACACCATGCTGGATACCGTGGCCCTTACGTCGTTAAACGCGCGAGTCAGAGAAGCGACTATGTCAGACACGGCGCGAGGTATTTGCCCAAGCGCGTCCGAGATAGATCTCGCTATCTCAGATATGCGATTTGGTATCTCCGAGAGCGCGTTGGCAATCGTCGAAAGCAACTCGCGCGCCCGCTCCTGCAGTGTGTTAAAGACAGTAGACACCGCGTTGATGATTGTGCTAAATGCGTCGCGCAACCGCCCGAACGCATCTATGGCGAAGGAGATCAAGTTCCTTACGGGGTCGAGTACAATGTTTTGCAACGCAGATATCAACGACGACAGCGCAGACGGTATCTGAGATACGACAGACCAAATCTGCGACACAGCTGACGCTATAGGCGACACCAGTGCCGAAAAGAAGTTCTTAAGTACGTCGACGAAACCGGCCAGAACAGATGCAAGCCACTCCCGTAGTTGCCCTATGGGGTCTGCGACGCCAAGAGTTGCGCTTGCAACAAGTTCCCAATCTATGCTTTCAAGCTCCTCGAGCGAGAGACGCGGAACCGTCCTTTCGCTAACGTCTATGTTGAATAATATAGAAACATCAAAATCCCCAACGTCGCCTCCAACGAAGTCAGTCATGTCTGCCGTGTTGGCGGGGGCTACTCATGTGCAAGGTGGAGCGACATGGCCTCCCTCTTCAGTCTCTCGACTTTAAACACCTGAACCATAATGTCGACCCACCGCGACGCCTCCTCCCTAAGGGCATCAGGGTTTAGGTCGGGCTTCTTCATGATCAGCACGTCTGTTACGATTTCCAAAAGATAGGTCCTTAGTTTAGATTCATCAAGCTTTCCACGCGTGTACGCCTCTTTGAACAGGCCGATCGTAGCCATGACGTCAATCCGTGTCGCCACATCCGGTATCCCCTCGAGGAGCCTGTTGATTAAGTTAGTAGACATGTACGTGTAAATGCGCCGGAGATAAAAAATTTTATTGTACTTCCTCTTCGTCGGACATGTGTTCTATATCTTTATCTCCTCTTCCAAAATCTTCGTCAACGTTCTGATAATCAAGTCCTCCTTCTTGATGCCATAGCGCTGTTCCACTTCTTCTAATTTTATCACGAGCCTTTGGGGCACCGCTATACAGATCCTGTATGCCATATGAAGATGAACGTAGCTCGTTAAATACTAATCTTCTCAGCACCTGCGCTTTTATCTTCACATCTCTGCCCTTGGCATAAACCTCAGCTCTAATTTTTTTCTTCACGTTTTCCAACAGCTTCTCATCTAAATACACAGTTACATGCATTTCAACACCTATACGTCCTTCCTCGTCAATCTGCCTCACATCTATGGAGAAGTTCGGTCTGATGCGTAGATTGTATTTCAACAGTTCAATCGAACCGCGTATTTTCCCAGTTACGTGCGATATAATCGTCTGACGTATGAAATGTTTGGCCTCTTCGTACAGGTACTCTACATGCCTTTCCAAAACCGGGTCGTATTCGTTGTCAAACAGCGCCATACATAGTTGGCTGTCATGTCATTTTATAAATCTTAGCCCACCTATGCCAGACTATGTTTGTCAACGACAGACGTCTATTAACAGCGCCGTTCAACGCTTGACATTGTGACGACGTGCCACGTTTTTAATGTGGCGCGCAAGGGGGGGTCATGAAATTCAGAAGCGGATTAGACAGATACAACAAGTATGCGTCAAAGTTCGTACCTGAGACGATCGCGGCCAGGTTCTCGCAAGTAAGAGACATTGCGCTAGAGAGGGCACAGGAGGCTCAGATCAAATACGCGACAATACAGGAGCAGATAGTGCCACTTCTCGACACGAACGGAGTCAACGGTCCGATGAGAGCTCTGTACCTCGGCTTCGCCAACAAACTTACCAGACACCTGGAGAGAGTAAGCGGCCAGTCTGCTACAAAGATCGCAGACGGCTTGAAATCGTTCTACGTCACTGCATTTGGCGCAGACCCGACAATACTCGATGCCATAATCAACGCGATATTCGGAGGTGCCTATACCGGCGGCGGGTCTGGCGGCGAGTCTGGCGGCGGGTCTGGTACGTAATAGCTGTCCATGGGCGACAGACGCGTGGTGTAAACAAAATCTTTTTTTCTCCCCGTCTCTCTTTTTTCCATGGTTCTTCGTGTAGTCTACGGCAACGCTCCTGTTTATCAAAATATAGGCGAAGATGTTGGCTTCATCTCTCGTGTTTTCGGCATACGCGCATATGTTGGGTATCGTCCATATGCTCCCCATGAACTAGACCCTAGCAAAGATTCTGTGATCTATATAGGACATGGCGACCCCGCGTTTCCGTCTATATATTCATATCCTGCCATGGACACGGTTGCCGGAATTGCCACCCTGTTGTACATCTCCCTGGAGGGGTTCCTATTGGAAGTGCAACCGTCCATGAAGTACATACGGTACGTCGCCATGAGCAACTACGTGCGTAGCAGACTTGAGTACAGGAAGTTGCATGTTGTGGACGTTGTGCATCCCGGTATAGATTTTACATTGTTGCGCCGCGTGAAGATTCACACTGGGAGTGCCATTATGAAACGATACGGCATAGACAGGGAGAAACGCATAGTGGCTTTGACAATCGCACGTGACCTGCCAAGCAAGGGTTTTCCCTGGTACGCAAAGGTAATTAGCCGCGTCGCAGAGAAGGACAGGCGGATAAAGTTCTTTATAGTGACGACGCCAGGCGCAGACAGACACTTTGAGCGTCTGGGAAATGCTGTGGCGGTCGCCCCGATTTACGGCACGCTTGAAAGAGAGGAGATGCTTTCTCTTATCGCGTCGTCTCACATCTACGTCATGCCATCACTGGCAGAAGGGTTTGGCATGCCGGTACTGGAGGCGATGGCCCTAGGCGTGCCTGCGGTACATGCAGATTTGCCGCCACTCACCGAGTTTAGCGTCGGTTTCTACGTCAACGCCAAAGACGTAATACGTTTTAGACAGAAACGTCCATACCATTCGTGGATAGTCTACGAACACTTCATGTACGACACAGACGAGTTCGCAGATACCGTGATATACGTTGCAGACCTGATACACAGAGAGACGCTTGACGACTATAGAGCTAGAGCTACAGAGAAGGCAAGACAGTTTGACGCAACCCAGCAATATAAAAAATTGATCAGACACGTCGTGAAAGACATATGAACACGGTTACTTCGAACTTGACCAGACTCCTGGAGGAGATAAACCGCCAGAAACGCGCGTACCACCAAAAAGTGATGACCCCAGATGGGGAGTGGACGAACTTCTTGCGTTTTATGCAGACCTATGATATATACATAGACTGGACGAACCTAGTCATTCCAGAGTTTGTGTTCTCTGCAGTGTCTGTGTTAATGCAGTTCGGCATAGACCCCATCGAGTTAGATATTTTCAAGATACAGTTCGAGTACAGACTGCCGTCGCTAGAGGAGATGCTACGCGGTCTAAACATCGTCGTAGAACGTCTCCCGCTGGACAGATTACTATCCGAGCTCAACATGCAACTCAACTTCGCAGATTTCTGCGCCGCGAACTTTGACCCATCTATATGTCCAGGCGTCATACCTAAGTGCATCTTTGGACAAACGCGGTACGGTGAATGCTACGTCGACCCAGAAGCCATGCGCGAATTCCTCAAGAACACGATACTTGCCATGTTTAAGCGCCACCAGGACTGGAACGCCAGACGTAGACACGTTGAGGCGCTGGCCAAGGCGCTGGACGTGTCCTCTGATACGGTCGCATCTGTGTATAACCGCATCGAGCTGATGAAACGTACTTACACTGAACTCTTCACGCTCAATTATTCGCGTCTAAACGTTTCAAAGCTAGCGCCTGACGACACAAAGACCGAGTTTCTTACATACGACGGGAAGGTGGAGGAGGTCTCTGTGACGTATCTCTCCGATGCGATTCTCGGGTGCATGCTAAATGTTGCCGTGCTGGACCAATGTTTCCTGACTCCCGACTCTTCTTTATTCAGAACAGACGTCGAAAGAACATATGAAAGCCCTCCCATCACAGACACCGTAGACAGGATGATCAAAAGAAACATCTCTGGGTACCTCTATACGCCTATGGCTCTCGCAAACTACGCCACTGGCGAAGAGCGCGAAACGTACTGGAAGTCTAGGCGCGTAGAGACGTGGGGGCAACTGATGGCGTTTGTCCACCTGGTTGACGCATTTGCAAGAACTTTCGCGCAGGATGAGGACGTGTTTACGCAGAACATGTATGCAAACGCGCTGAAGCACCTTATCGGGTTGGTTAAGCGGCACGGCTGGGGCCACAGAGTTTTTGAACTGCTGACGGATGAGGAGACCAAGACCTATTGGATAACTTATTGGAAATCGATGGGCCTAGACGAGAGCAAGCTGAATGAGCTGTATGAACGTAGCAGAGAGTGGATATTACGCCTGATGACAAGAAAGATAGAGATCGGCGAGGCCGTTAAGAAACGCAGTTTACTCATCTAGTAATGCTTAAATACCCGTATTTGTCCTCGTCCATGGGTAGCGAAATAAAAACCGAAGAGAAGAAAGAGGTTCGCATAGAAACGCCCGAAGACAAAACAGTTGCCGAACTCCAATCGATATTCCTCGACCTGCTATCGAGCGCACAAGAGCTCTCCTATGAACTTGCCACCTTAGACCAGAAGGACGAATATACAAAGGACGAATTAAGAGACCTGTTCAACACGGCAAGGAAAGTCGTCGCTAATGTCAAGAGGATGCACAGGTTCCTAGAACGTTACGGCAGACGGAGATAGCAACGTAAATATATACACACAGTATTTTTCCTCTCATGGGTGCTTCTTCTACATCTAGACAGAGACGCGAGATAGACCTGGTAGTCCTGCCTGTCGAGGTCGAAATAGATAACTGTGTGGCCACCATACTCGAAACCACAAAATACAATTTGCCGTGGGAACAATACCAAGCTGCTGTACAACTGCAATGCAACGACGTTATGTCGCAGATTTTCCACATCCACTACGCCAATTCACGCGAACTGTTGCTTAAGTTGAAAAGCGAAATTTCAAAACTGAAATATATGATTTGGCTCTACGGAAAAGCCGAACTTGAAAGACGCGGAGTTATAAAGATAATAAAAAAATAGAAAAACCACGCCAATTGAAACAGCTCTCCTTTTTCTTCACCAACATGTGTGTACGAAAAGCTAGCCTTCATGCCGGGTGAAAAGGCTGTAGATGATGTCCAGGTAGACCAGCTTCAACGCGTTCGTTAGTTCAATCTCCGCGTCGCGTTTTTCCTCTTCGTTCATGTCATGTGAAAGTTTCTTCTGGATGTAGTCATACAAAGCGCGTTCCAAGAGAGCCACGTCTATGTTGAGTCTTTCTCTGACCTGCTTTATCGTCTTCTGCAGTAGCTCTGCGCGTTGTGGCGTCAGTTCAGCTTTCAGGGCGCCAACACCTATTCCGAGTTTCACCATATACCAAACGGCCTTTGCTGCCTGTGGCACGTTGAGGTTATGTGTCTTCCTGTCTATCAAAGCGCCTTTGTGAAACATCTCGTAAAATACCATGGCGTCTTCTACCACCCGCCATAAAGGTTTGCCATGTATCTTCGCGTAGAACTCGATGCGTTGTTTCAGCTCATCTGGCACCCAGACGGTGCTCATTATTTCAGCCTCCTGCGTTTTTTCCTGACCTCAACGACAGGAGCCTCAAGCATGTGTATAACTGAACCACAACGTGGGCAACGCATGTGGTCATCTATCCGCGGCATGTCGAACACATATCCACAATATGAACATTGTAGGTATATGCCGAGATGAGACATAAGTTCAAATGTGCCGCGCGTGTAGCTTCTTTGTGTTTCGTAAATATCGTTGTTCATCGACATGACACACTCCTGAGACGCCAGTTGTCGTTTTTGTCGATATATACACGTACTATACATCGTGCGTATCTGGAATAAAGATAAATGGTCAAGCTGTTGCCAACCTGTTTGGCGTACATGTCATAATCTGCAGCTGGATCTAAAAGCCATACGATTTCGTTGTTTTCATATTTGGACGTGACTCCGTCTTTCAAACTCTCCAAAAACTCAAGAATTTTTTTACGCAACGACTCGGACATGCGCTCTACCGCGTCTGCACTGTCTCGTCTGCCGTTTCACCCGTAGCCTCGCCTAACAAGATAGCATCTTGTATCTTGTGTAAATGTTGCTCAACCATGTCGCGGTACCGCGCCAGTAAGTCATAGTACGCTATGAAACCGTCGTTTTTAGTGTAGGCCGTCACCAATGTGCCTACAACATCAAACGATTCGTTTTCTGTTACCAAACGTATTAAAGCTTTTCTTGGCGGTGTTTGTTTCGTCATAACTTTCACCCTTACTGTGCGTCTCCTTGTGGTGATTTTCTTCTCGTGTAGATAGACCTTGCCCATGGGTTCAAAATAATTGCTCATATTTAAATGTTTTGTCCATTATCAATGAGCAATGTACATGGTACACCATTTTCCAGACTGCTGAGTAGCCTGAAGACGTATTTGAAGTAGACACGGTAATACGCGTAGTTAGTAGACCTGTAGACAAGACGCGCGACAATCTCATCCCTACCGTTGCACACAAGCTTTAGATATTCCGGGACGTAGCGTCCTAAAACGTCTGCAGGAACACGTATCACGTATCCGTACCTGCGTTTTATCACATCTATTTCCACTACGTTATCCATACCTCCGTTCGTCGATTGTTATCTTCCACATTGGCTCGGTTGCATATAGTTTTAAGCGTTGCTCCAGGTGTTCGTCGAAGAACTCAACATTGTCCCTAATCTCATACAACACTCCTGTCTCTTTCCCCGGCCAAGGCCTCACAAGACGGCCGGCACGTTGCAACGTACGTGTCCTGCTCTTGTCTGCGAGCGCAAGTATCATCGTTTGTAACGGCGGCAGGTCGAGACCCTCCTCTGCAATTGTTGTGGCGACTAATATGTCTATCCTGCCATCCAGCACGTTTCTGTATATCTCCTTGCGCTTCTCGCCTTTCACAGCACCTGTTGCGAGAGCGACCGATGCTCCAGTTTGCTTAATAAGTCTGTAAAGCAGTTCGGCATGTTTGACAAGCTTGGTGGTCACTAAGACCGGCTTTTTGCTTTCTATGGCAAGCTTCACGATGAGTTTGTTCCGTTTATCACATTCCACAAGCGCCTTGCGTATGCACATGAAGCCCTTCGCCCCGTCGTCTGCACAATTGACATCGCAACTAGGCGCGTTGACTACGCGGATCTCAACTGGTACTGCGTAGTTGCGAGAAATCAGATATGACGACGAAATACGTGGTTCAACAACATCGCCAAGAACCGCATATATCTCAAGATCTCTGCCGTCATTTCTCCAGGGGGTTGCGGTCAAACCTATCCGCAACCCCCATCCGTCTCCTATCTCTGTAACCACACGTTTCACCGTTTCTGCCGGCACGTGGTGTGCTTCGTCGAGTATCACGGCGGTGTCTTTGCGTCTGAGTATCTCCACGATGTCGTCGCTTATCTCAATCTCATCTGCATACGCATTTAACAACTCTCTGTCTTCTTCGTCTTCCGCGTCTTCTGCCACGTTTCTCTTGGCGAGACGTCTATATAGTGTTTGTATTGTAACACCGTAAACATTCTTTACGCCAAACCTCCGCGCGAACTCCACCAGTTGGTTCACTAAGTCAACTTGCAACGCAGTCATTACCACCGTGTATCCGCTACGTTCGAGTTGCTTAGCTAGGTAACCCGCAGTGAAACTCTTGCCAGCGCCAGTCGCCATCATCACTGTGCCGCAACCAATCTTGCGTAGTTGCGACCACAGGTTGTTAACAACCTGGATCTGGTAGTCGCGTAACACTTCATTTGTCTCGAGCGGTTTCAGAAACTCGGCAAAATCGTGGACATTTTTAGCGACGCGTAACACCAGCCCTCTGGGCACGGCCCAGTCGCCTTTTTCTGTCTTCTTTGCAAGACAGATTTTCTCCTTGACCTTGGCAACTTTGCGCCAGCCCTCAGTTTTGCACCTATCCAAGCATGATAACGAAGAACACATATCTTCACATGTCATAGGTTTCCACCTCTCAATTGTGTAACACGTTTCGCGCTCTATTATCTCTTGCGACACGTTTGAGATATACGCGTAGCCTCGGTACCACCTCACGTCGCTACACTGCTCCACGCCAAGAACACTGGCGGCCCAACATGGGACTGTGTCCGCATGCCACGTTTTTGTGTTTCCATCAAACCTCGCAAACTTCCTAAGTATCTCCACAACGTCTCGACTCCACCGCCACCTGTATTCCTTATCTCTCACTACTAAGGTGATCACGGCTTCGCTTCAGACAGTATCCTGTCCACGACTCTTCTTGGCTCCTTTCGCTTTAACACCCACTCTTCGTAGGCTAATTTCTTCACTTGTTCGCACAGTGAAGCATTCGTGTTGCATGTATGAATCTGCACATATCTGTGTAGAGTCTTATTGCTTTGGATGAGTTGCAGAATCAAATCTACGTCGCTATAATAGTACATGCCATGCGTCCCCGAGTTGCTAGATTCTTCGGCTATTGGTCTTATGTAGGAGAGCTTGAACCCTTCTAACTTGAACGCAATTGGTATCGTAAGGCCACCTGCGTTCGTAATTCTCCACGAGACCTTTATTATTCTCCCGTTTTTGGTTTCCATGGGTGTTAATGAAATTTCATGTATTTAAGTTTTGCGCTTAAGGGTTGTGAGGTACCGGCATTGCTGTGATTATGTGATATGTGTACGTGTCTATTGCGGCTTGTGGCGTCACAACAACGATCACGTCGCCTACTCGGTATCTGTACTGTGCCCGCGTCAAGTCGGGGTGCAGGTCTTTGAAGTATCTGCGTAGCATATCTATCACGTATATATCCCTGATGAAGTGTACATATTTAACATCGTCGCAACCCGACACCAGTTCCCTGATTCTCTTTACTAAAGTCTCTATATCGGAAATTGGCTCTACGTAAAGTATATAGTGTGTATCGTGCCAGAAAGCGTAGGTATGTAGACTGTCGACAAACACTACCCGCATTGTTGAAGGTTCAGACCACTTTTTTATTTATTTAACAGAGGTCGCTTGAGAGGAAGCTACGACTCGTAAAACTTGTCTATCACAACATTACGCTCAACGACGCAACCATGTCGATCAAGTTTGCCTCCCAGTTCCTCACACAATGTCCTGATGTTCACCATAATTTCGCTCTGTATCGTCCTCATTATTAGCACGTGGTCATTCACGGCACGATGATGAGGTAGCAGAGACTTTTGCAACGCCTCGTCAACGACGCGCCATGCCGGCATGGCATCGTCGCGTATTATGCCGCTAAACCGGACTACATAGTTGTACATCCATCTTATGTATTTATCGACAGCGGTGACAACAACAGTGGATGCATCTCCAGGCTCCGTAAGTTCGATAGATATGTTCAGGTCGTCGGCTATCGCTTTGGCGTAGAGCTCCGCACCGCGCGACGCGCTTGAAGCAAGTATATACTCCTTGACGTCCTGCCAATGCGTCTCTGCATACTTAAGATAGTACGCGCCGAATTTGTTCATGTATTTGAGCGCGTACAGTAGCTCACGTGCGAACTCAGAGCGCTTTTCAAGTTGAGGCGTGTCTGTGAAATGTATAGTGTAGATCTTATCCATAAGTTCTGGATCGTCTACAACCAATGCGTTGGCTGTAAGAATGAGGCCGGCCCGCGCGGGCCACTCATCTCCCATGGCGGTGCGCCATGCTGTGGGATTTGAGATATAGCTCTTCAACGTTGCATACACATCTTGTTTATGCGAAACGCTTTCTACTTCGTCAATGACCATAAGCGTTGTGACTAGGTTATCCTGCATTCTGCCAACACGTGCCGGTGTCAGCACAGATGCCGCCCCTAAAAACAGCTTGTGCGCAACGCGGGGAAAGAACGTCTCTAACAACGTACGCGCAATCGTAGTCTTGCCGGTGCCCCGCGGCCCGACAAACGCCAGAATCTGCGGCCTTACGCCCCAAAGCTTGCGCGTGAAGAAAAAGTTCTGAAAAGCGCCATGGAAAAAGGCGGTAATCGCGGTGGCGTACCATGCGCCTGACGGCGCATATTTGCTCAGCAGTTCTGTGAAGCGTTCTATCGCAACCCGGCTCTCTTCGCGTGTTGTGTCTGTAAGGCAACCTGTATCGAAATAGTCGCGTACCGCACATGGATATCGATCAGGCTCGGGGCCGCAGACGAAACCGCTAATGATGTAATCAACCTGCCGCGGGTAATAGTCAATAAGCACCTGCCAGTTCGGACTAGTCACTACCTGTCGACGTCTGAGTATACGCTCGAGCGCAGAGATGCGCGCCATCGACAGCCTCTCTTCTGTTGCAAGTTGCGGAATCTCCACCTTTGCCGATATGTAGTCTATATCGAGTTCGGCATCTCTATAGATGGTCATTTCACTGATATACGCATTAACAACTTTGGTGACTGTAGTCACTACGTTGCCGTCCTTATGTTTTTTCTCGACCTTCACTATACCCTGCTTGCTGTTGCACAGCTTTACGGCAGGCATAGATACAAATTTGCCGTTTTTCTGCGTGCGTATGTATTTTATTGTGGTACAAACAGGTCTGTGTAGCTCTCCTATTCCTATTGCTTTCAGAATGTCGTCAAGTATGTCGTTGCTTTCACCGTCGTCAAGACCCATGGCGCGTGCCACGTTACTAACCACGTTCTCGAGATACCTGATACCCCACACCTTTTGCGCCTTCCCACCGTAGATGTAATTAAATGTCTGAGTCCAATGTTCGCGTACTTTGCGCTCGTTGTCGTAACCCTCCTTCACAGCCCAGCTGAAAAGTTCTGACAATACGGCCTTCAAAGATTCATGATCAATACATCTCCACCATGCCACACCAATCACTGCGTAGAGAATCTCATCATGGAAATACGAACCGTCTTCGCGTTTGGCCGGCCACAGACGTTTAAGCGTTTCCAACAGGAGTTGCGGATCCGCAAGTGGTTTATATTCGCGGCATTGGGGCAACGTGGCCACATGTTGCGTCTTCTGTATGTCGTTTGACGGCCTCAATTTCCTCAGTGCTGATATTAAACGCGAAAATTCGTCGCATGTCAGTATGACGCCAGGACCTGGGGTGTCAGTCTTCACCCACCTGTCATCTAACCATTTGGCAAACTCATAGCGCAGGCCAGAGGGGTGATCGCCATACACCGTCTGCATGTTGTTAAAGATCAGCTCTATTGCGCCGAACCGCGAGGTCGAAAGGTTACCAGCACAATTACGCAACACGCGCAACACCACATACATACCGCGTTTCACTTCGTCGACGCGCATGCGTTCTCCCGTCTCTTCGTTCACGCATATGTCACTATTGCATTTGACCTTGCCCTTGGGCCGCGGGCCAGTAAGGCCGCAGAACGCGTCGTATCCGCCGCACAGTTCGCGGCGCCAATCTCTAAACACCGTTGACAGGACTGCATCCGCCGTGTCTGGCTCATCTATGTCAAGGATGATAACTGCATACTCACTATTCGCGTAGTAATCGCCCGTTATGGCAATTGCCCTTACCCTATCCCGCATTTTGGCTACGTCTTCGGCGCTGTAGAGTTTCTCATTTGACGACCAACGCCCCAAAGGCCGTTTTTCCGCGGTCACCGGCACAACGTTGAAACCAGAGACCTCAAGCAACTCCGCAACCCGTATCAAGTAGTCGTAGGCCATACGGAGAAGATAGTACATGTTAATAACTGTTGTGGCCTACCATGTAAAACCATGATTCTAATGATACGGCCGTATTATTTTTAAAAACTGAGAAAAACGGGTCGAGATTACTACTCCAAAACCGCCGTATCAGATTCGTTCGATAGCACAGTCTTAATGGCACGCAAAATATCCTTGGCCAGTTGCAGAGCCTCTTCTACGCTTAGATAAAGAACAGCCTTTCCATAATCCTCAGACCATATATTTGAGCATGGACACACAACCTCTGCGTCGTGCATAGTTATCTTTATCTCCTTACCTACAGGGGAAACTTCCACGCTCATAGCTCCACGTTAGTATCTATACTAATCACCTGTTTTTGCCACAAATCGTTGGCGAGATTCCTTGCAAATTTCACAAAGTCGTCGCAACGCGTTCTGTAGTATCTGTATTCCCAGATCCCATCCCCAATCGGCAAATACAACGTAATTAGAGGTTCATGTCTTCTGCCTGGCGTAGCACACAGCTTCTCTATGACAGGTATTAGCCGTTGCGCCACATATTCAACATATTCATGGACACGTGTTTGCTTGTATACGTTATGCCTTGCGAAAACATCATGCATGCATGACAAATCGTCGCCACATTTTTTTGCACGCTCAACAAACCACAACCTAATCTCCTCTTCGTACGCACTACGCAGTTCGTTGACCAGAATCAATATATTGTTCAGGCTCTTTTTCGCGTCGACAGTGCTGTGCTGGTTTCCGTTATGTGTTTGTTTGGTTTCCATGGTTTTCAAAAAACAAGCAGTTTATAAATATTTCTGCGATACCAAATACGTCCGTAGCGGTGTTGCGCCCATATATATGAGGTATGCTAAGATGCCTATTTATGCTCATCATCACTACAGTTAGGTTTAAAAACATAAATTGTAGCAGTGTACATGGTGAACCATGGGTTGAGACTAAAAGGCTTGGAACGCATCTGCAGGCATTTTCACTGCGAAGAGGAAGGAAAAAGCGGCATGAAAAAGAACAAATAGACAGCTTATGATTATCTACGTACCAGACCCAATAGACATATCGCTTCAAAGACGCAAAATAGAGATCGGTTGCCTATGTACACCATCCAGGTGCGGTTGCGTTTCGAAGGCCACACCTGTTTTGATCGACATAGGAATAGCCGCCGCTGTCCACGGTGTTCAGCTTCAAGAATATCTACGTGTCATAAAACGCGTCTCGACGGTAGTGCGCGCCGACGTCTACGCAGTTGTTCCAGATGTTTTCTGCGACGCTACGAAAACTATAGAAAACTGGCATAAATACGCTCAAATAATCAAACGGCTTGGCGCAAACCCGGTTCTCGTCCTGCAGTCGTTTTACACAGATCTAGATAGATATATGAATCTCATAGACGAGACAGAGATTGTCGCACTTCCGTCGCGCAAACACTGCGACGCAACATGCGCAGCCAGGCCACGTCTATGTGCCGAACGTATAGAACGCGCATTGCGTATACTCTATCAGAAAAAGGTGCATCTTTTGGGACCGGCGCTCAGGGTTTTGCGTTATCTAGGCGACACTTTGAACCAGATCTACTCATTTGACACAGCTGCATATCACATGGCGCCCAACGCCAAACTAAAGGAAAAGACAGATGGGAGATATATGCCGCGTAACATGTCAGAAAGCGCAGAATGGCTCATGGCATGGTTGGAACAGGCGTGCGTCATTTAATTTCTCTCGCAGTTTTCTTTAAGTCGTTCGTCCAACTCTGCCGGCTTCTGGAAAAACCCGTTGTGCGGAAAAAGCAACTGTGACGGAAAAATCGTGCAAATAGATTCAACCACTACAGATTGACTGCAGTTGCCTTTGCGCCTTTTTTATATCGACATATATTCTCGTTTTTGTTTCTTCACGCTCCACTCTTATCACGGCATCGTGCATTATATGGGTTAAGATATCTGTAAGTACGGCATTCATTATCGGTGAGTTGTCTAAAAACAGGTGACGCAGAATGTAACTAACTCTGATGACTGCCGTCCGTCCACGTGATGACGATATATATGCGCAAACGGCCTGGAGTATATCGCTAATGCGTATATGTCTTCTGCCGTTGAAATTAAGTGCTTTTATTATGTGATCCATGGTTAGAACGGTGTCCGAACGGCAGTAAAACATAATGCGTGAAAATTTCTGTCGACGTATCAAACCGACCTTCTCAAGATATCTCAAGGCGCTCCACGTCTGGGCACGCGTCGTGCCGAGTTCGTGTGATAGTACCGATATCGTCGTACATCCATGCTTGCTCACAACATCGTACACCATGCCGATGCGGCCAAGTGTTTTGAATGCGACTCCGCGTGGCATCCTACCTGCCGTTTATTAACATTTTTTCAATCTCCACATCGTTGTCGTTTATCACATCAACAGATTTTATATGCTGGTTATAAGCCGCGTTTTCGACTGGACGTAGTTGCGATCTCAACATTTGTTCAATTACGTGCGACACTGGCATGTCGTATTCTCTTGCCACGTTTTTGAGCTCGGTCACTAGGTCGAGGGGCAACGAGATACACAGGCTAACTCTTATCCATGTCTGCACAACCATGCCGCTCTCGTTTAAATCACGCATCGTTTCAGGCGCGCAGTATACAAGCCCCCGCCAACGGTTTTTGCCGCGTATTGCCACCAATATCCCCTGTTTCACCATCATTCGGACGACGCTATTTACTATGTCTCTTGGTATGCCTACTATGTCGGCTATTTCTTTGGGCGATAAACAACCGTGTTGTACAACCGCTTGATATACCGCGTTTTTTACCTCACCCCGGGCCATACCATCATGTATTTCAAATGTATTTAACAGTTACTGCCATTTGCAACCATGGATGTGGACATAAATAATGGCTATGTTCCATTAAGACAATATGTAGCGAGGTATGTAGCGAGGCATGCCATAAAACGGACAGAAGACAACACGCGTAAACGGTTGCGTAGGTTGCTGGCGTTGCACAGATAATTACATTTATATTTCCACGCGGAATAAAACGGTATGGTTACCGAATTAATCTACATCCTTGCAGGCTTGGCGTTTGTACTCTCACGTGTTGTTATGCGATTTAGGTCTATACAGCACACAGATTTGGGCCACGTAGCGTTAGCTACAGTCGCTGCTAACACTGCAACTATAGATGTGTCAGGCGCGATAGCAAGCGCAGTGATTACAGCGTTGTATGTAACGTATCAATGGTTTAGCGACCAATCAGCTAAAGACGTAGCAGTATACACGGCAACATATTCCGCAGTGTTGGCAGCTAAATACGGCCTGTCGGTGGTATGATCGTGTACACAGTCGACATAACTGCTTGGGTCGTCCTGCTGGCAATGTTTGGCGTCTTAGCCGGGATGGCGACGCGCGGTGATGCCATGTATGTGTACATGGCTCTCGCGACACTATTCGGCGCATACTCGTCTGCGTCTCTGTTTACATACCGCTACGATATGTTCACTGTTGCGTCGTGGTTGCTCACAATATTCTTTTCGGCCGCCACAATCGGCAACATAATCGCGAGGATGTACAGACACATGATGGCGGAGCTCATGGAGCTTAAACGTCTGATGCGACTATTCACAACGCACGAGGAAACGCAAGACACAGGATGAGCCTCTGCCCGCGTTGGTGCTTTTTATTTTTTGCCGCAATCGTGTCGCATGCGTTTGCGCAGTATCTTGTGGTGAACGAATGCAACGCACCCGAACACTACGTGACGTCTGTGACGAGTAGTCTCAAGGAGGCGTATGACGTTTACTGCAGAGACGTGCAGTGCCCCGCGCTTTGTCCGAACTTCCACGTTGTTTTATCAAGCAGATTGAGCCAGATGGCGCTGACATACGGCTCGCTTTGCGCGACGCGTATGGAGTTCGCATGCGACTTGCAACAATACCAGATCAGACACATGGCGTTTCACGAAATGGCACATGCGCTCCAGATGGCGGTACAAAAACAGTGGGGCGCTCAGTACTCGTGGTACGTCGAGGCACATGCAGAGGGTCTTGCGTCTGTGTATATAGCAGGCGACAGATGGCAACACTATGGCCACGTCTCAAGATTCTGGGACAACATGCTCTACACGCGCAACCCGTTCTCACTAACTGAATGGACAATAGACTGGTACAGATACGGCGCATTTTTCGCATGGCTGGCGTGGCGCTATGGAGCGCACCATGCTACACAAGTATATAGCTCGTCTGTTAGCGATATCGCGGAGGCATACATACAGTTCCTGCTGTCGCCATGGACTTGGGGAAGAGAGCCGCCCTACCAACCGTTCAATGAATGCAACGGCGCGCTTGCGCCCAATACTGCGCGTTATTGCATGTATTATGTCAACGATTGGAATGGTACGTATGTGATCAAAAGCAACGTCCTGGTCAACGCCACGCCCAGCGGCAACTTGGTAAAACTCGCATTTGCATCTACACAGAACGCGCAACTTAGCGTAACAGTGACGTTCTCCCCATGCCCACCCCCAACAACCACAACAGTTACCACGACGACGATACATGCCACAACTACCTATACAACAACACTTACCAAGACGCAGACAGTTACTCTGGCTACGACGATTACTGAACACGTGACGAAGACGGAAACAATATATGTGACGTCTGCGGCTACTGAGACTATAACACAAACTGTGACTGAAGTTGTGACAAAAACCGAGACGGGATATGAAGCGGACTCGTATAAAGAACATAGCTATGTCGTCATCGCGGCAATAGTCATCACGTTGATTATACTACTCGCGTTGTTATTTGGAAAAATGCAGAAGAGCCACGGTGTCCATAATGATCCAAAGTTTTAAATTCCGACCTACGAGATTCGGTTATGTTTTTCCGTAAGAAAAACGTCGTGTTTGTCGACCCCGAGAGGAAGATACTGTTCGTCAGAAAAATTGACAACTACGCTATGAAGATGATGCATGAGGGATGGCACGTCGAAGAGACTGGAGAACTGAAGTTCATGAGTGCGGAGTATGGCACACTCGTCAAATGTTCGCCCCCTTTCGGCGCAAATGGCCGCTACGCCACGGCTTCTCATTGTATAGATTCATCTCCGCTCTACGCGCGTTGCTACGGCGCAGGTTGCAGAAATCTGAAAATCGAACGTGTCGAAGTAATCGACAGGATGCCGCTAATACAGTATAACCCTGTTTTATGTCTGTTCCGCAACTGTGTGAACAAATACGACTTCGCTTTGATAGACAGGGGGGTCGAAAAAGAAATGCCTGACCTGATACTGTCTTTTGGCAACGCAAGCGGAAAGATTGCTGGCTTCACTCCGACACCGTATTATACTGGCAACCCAGTTGGCTCATCCATATACTACGTAGCGTATGATTATATGATGGCGGATTTTGTCGAGATCAACGCAAAGATAATAGGTAAAGGCGTCGCATATGTCTCAAACAACGGCAAGATTTACGCAATAGAGGCATACATAGCATACAGCAAAGACAAAGTAATAGCACGTCCAGGATATTCTGGTAGCGGCGCGTTTGTTCTCGATTAAAGCTTATTAAGCAGATAATATTTTTCCCGCATGGAAAAAGACATGGAAAAAGACTACCAGCGGTATACTCAGTTGCAAAACATTGGCTGGCGGCTGTTCGGCATAGGTATTTTATTGTTAATACCGTACTCGATATACTGGATATACATACACGCGTCATACTACATCTCGCAGACAACAAACATACCGCGCCCCGTGCTTCCAACGGGATTCGAAATAGCTCTGTACATCCTGTTCTGGCTCGGCATAATAATAATAGCCATTGCCGTGGCCATAATACTCATTGCCGCATTCCTTGCCGTACGTCTCGCAATACTGCAAAACAGACATTCAATACAAACAAAAAAGTAATTATTTCTTTTCTATAACCTGGTTCCCTGTTTGCGTTTTTCTCTTTTTTTGCATCTGTTTTTGTTTTGGGTGTCTGTTTTTTGGCGTTTTCGTCTTGGCGTTGTTATCCATTTTTTATGTTCTTCTGCTGGAATACGGATAACGAGGGTGGGGGTTTTTGTTTTTCGTCGGGGATGTTTGTACACCCTGCCCTGGACTTACATTTGTCAAATATATATCCGCGCCGTGGGCCGCGCCGTATGCTACATATTTCTATTTCTTAAACATAAACACAAATAGGCACCGCGGCGGAGCCCGCGGCGGGGCGCGTCTGCGCGCCGGGCCACCCCCCCTAGGCCCCCGGCCCCCTTTAGAGCCGGCCGACGACGCGGGCCGCAGTGCGGCGCCCGGGGGGAATTTCGCTGGGGCTACGCCTCCGCGGCTGAGCCGCGCCCACGCGGGAGAGGCCCCCGCCCCCACGCGCGCCCGGCGCATGGGTGGCGTATAGACGCGCCGCGTGGGCCCGCGCGACGGTGGTCCCCGGCCCCCCGGGGGTCGTCGCGCGGCGGCGCTATCCCGTCCTGGGCTTGCCCCGAGGCGGGATGCGTATCTCCATCGTCCGCATTTTTAAGCGTTGCGCCGCGTGTCTAGACGTGTTGCGCGCATTGCCGTAGCCGTAGCAGTCTAGCTGTTGCTTCTAGGCGGTGGAAAAGTTTTTAAACCCGTGAGTTATGGTTGTCCATGGTCCAACAAAAAAACGACTTAATAAGGCTCGGCAACTGGGGCGTAGCGGCGGTCTATGAAGCGGGCTTGGACGAGTACGTGGCCGCGGAGCTGGACGGCATCTACGAGGAGCTGGGTTTGAGACACGCTACGTGGATCATGGAGGTTGACGACGGCCGCAGGAGGATAGTAGTTTTCCCAAGCAACGTTCTGCAGGTGGAGGCGCCGGCCCCGCAACAGGTCTTCCCGCCGTTTTTCTAAACCCCGCCTTCTTTTTTTCTTTTCTTTATTTCTTTTAGGCTGTCTCGGTGTTTTTTCTTAGTTGCGTGTTGCTACGGCGCGCAGAGGCCGGGGCATGTGTGGGCGAAAAGTTTTTAAACCTGTGTGTTCTTGGTGATCATGGGTGTCCAAAACCAAACCCGTGCAGAAACAAAAAGCCCCGCGGCAAAGGCGAGAAGCGTATACATGGTGGCGGGGGTTATAACGTACCGCGACCTCGACGGCAGTCTGCATAAGGAGATCATCGAGTACGACTTCCCTGCGCTGTATAGGATAGGCGACATGTGGATAGCGGTGACAGAAAGCGACGACTATATCGTCTACGGCAGAAACCTGAAGGATGTCATTGTAACGAGCAACGACGGGTTCGACGACATCGACGTGGTGATCGTCGCAAAGCGCTCACCGTTCAGAAACGCATTCAGAGAGGGGCTGTGGCCGTTGGAATAGAAGTAGAGACGCGCAAAATACACTGCTTCTTCAGCGGCGGGAGAGACAGCGCGTTGGCGTGCCGCATAGCAAAACAGGTGGCCGACGCTCGAGGCTGGGAGTTTAGACTAGTTCATATAGACACTACCATTTACATCAAGGAAACCAGAGAATACGTCTACCGCTATGCTGAATGGCTTGGCGTGGAGCTTGCAGTCATCAAACCAGAGCGAACTTTCCGCGAATACGCTGAAAGATACGGCATGTGGCCTTCACTGTTTCCGTATCGCTACAGGTGGTGCGTGCGTGATCTGAAGTTAAAACCGACAGTTCGCTATTTGCAGGAAAACTACCGTCCGGGCGATTTCGTTGTCTTAGGCATACGCGGCAAAGAAAGCAGGTTCAGGGAAAAGCTGTACAAACAAGTATTCGCAGACCACGTCTATGGCGGCAAGGTGAAGGTGAAGCTGTGGATGCCGCTGTTGCGCATGGACGACTCTGTGGTCATGAAATTGATGAGACAGTATGGCATACCTGAATCTCCAGTGTGGCGTAAAATCGGCTTTTCAGGCGAGTGCCTCTGCCTGGCAGGCATGCCGATACACCACATAGCCCTTCTGATACGCCATTACCCCGAAGAGTTTCAACAACTGTTGGAAATAGACAAGGCCATAAACGAAAACAGAAAAAGCAAGACACCATCAGCACCGTTCCGCCTAGCACAACTAGGTCTGACACTACAGGAGTTCTACAGACGCGCTAGCAAGTTAAGCACTCTTGACGCTTTCATAGACTACGGCAAAAGTTGCGAAGGAAGTTGCATGCTGTAATTCGTCTAACGGCAGACACACTTTTTTCACACATCTCCTCTCCTCGACACGCGCCACACGTATATCGCGTCAGCGCCGTACAGTTAGTTATCTTACTAGCGCCGCAGGACGTACTGTAAATACCGCGCAACGTATGCAGGCAGATTCTATTAGCTCTTACCCTGCCGCCCTGTTAAACACCACATCTACAGATACGCAATATTAACAGACCAAGCGCGCCGATCATTAATAACAACACGGCGCCCAGAAGATAACACATAATATACGACGATACTAACAACACCGAATAATAACGACGATAATAATAATAAGCGCGCTATAAATAAGGCGCAACTGCGATATAACATACACCATTAAATCCGATATAATGATCGGGGGAGAATTGAAAGGTGAATAATAAGATGATAATAATATTATATAATATTATTATCATCTTATTATTC